GTCTTTCGGTCTTAATGACGGATGATGAAATATCACAGGCAATGGAAACCCGGCTTGATGCAGTTTTAAATGCGCCATGGCGGTTCGTAGAAGATCATGGTGAACAAACTCGTTTCTTAAAAGAGCTTTTCACCAAATGGCATTTTGAAATTGTATCGGGTGCATGGGAAGCGTGTCCCTACGGTTACTCAGTCTTGGAAGCTAACTACAAGATTGATGAGAATAACCGGTTTACTCTTGCCGAGATTATGGTCAAGCCTCTGGAATGGTTTGAGCCTAAAAATAATGGTGAACTGATCTTCCGTAAGCCACAGTCCAGTGCTGAAGTAAATGTATTTAAAACTTATCCGCTCAAGTTTTTTCTGACACGGCGTAAACCATCTTATAAGCAGCCTTATGGGGAAGCATTACTCACCAAGCTATATTGGATCTGGTACTTTAAAACTAGCTCCACTAAATTTTGGGTGAAGTTCCTGGAACGATTTGGTTCGCCGTTATTAATCGGTAAGGTGGGTGGTCAGAATCGTAAGCAGCAAGATATTGATGCGATGACCGCTGCTTTACTGAATGCTCATGCACAATCGATCTTATCAATTCCTGCAGAAGATGAAGTAACTACAGTGGGAACTAACTTCTCTGGTGCAGGTGCTTCTGCATTTGAGGCTTTTGATAAAGTCATGGTCCGACGTGTCCAGAAAGTTGTTCTTGGTCAAACAATGACATCTGAGAATGACGGAGGTGGCAGTAAGGCGCTTGGAGTGGTGCACAATGAAGTCCGGATGGATAAACGTAATTCTGACTTACGCATGATTTCACCTACAGTCCAGGAACTGATTGATGCTCTTTGTATCCTCAATGGATTTGATAAGCATACGATCATTCTAGGTGGTGAACAGGACCTCAATGTCAAAGTGGTCGAGCGGGACTTGAAGCTTAAGGATCTGGGTGTGCAGTTTAATGACAAGTACATCATTGAAACCTACGGTATCAAGCCTGAGCATTTCAAGGTTGGGGTAGCTTCAGATATCACTCCAATACAGCAATTCAATGCATTACCCCATAAAGCCTTTAGCTTTGCAGCAACTACCAGAAAGCTATCACCTGAGCAGCAGGAAGTAGAAGAGCTGACTGATGCACAGCGAAACATGGAACTCTTAAGCAATGCCCAGGTAAATGAGCTTCTGCAGAAGAGTGAAACACCAGAAGAACTGGCCTTTAATCTGATGCAGCTTATGCCTGAGGCCAGCCAGTCTCAGTTCACGGCGAATCTGGAACGAGCTTTATATGCAGGTGATGTGCTGGGATATGTGATGGCGAGTCGAGGGAAGTGATGGAAGATATTCAGACGTTATATGATGAATTTGAAGAGTTTTGCACCAAATATTGTGGACTAGTTTTCGATGAATTCTCAATATATCAGCGTAAGAAATTGGGCCATTACTTTGATGTTCGTGATGAATATTTCAAGCTTTGGCTGAATGCAAGGCATGTTTATAGTAAGGATTCTGCCAATGCAACCAGTCACATTTCTTGAGGCCTTACAGTTTGCCCGGTCTCGTAAAATCGTATTGCCTGATGAGTTTTACTCTCTGGATCTCAAGACACGACAACTGGCCACCACGGTCAGTTTTTTATCGAGCATAGAACAGATCCAGACTGTGATAGCCGCCGTAAACAAAGCTATTGCAGATGGCTCGACATTTGAGGACTTTAAGAAACTGGTCGCTGAACATGAGATCAAGCTAAGTGAGCCTTATCTCAAGAATGTTTTTAGGACCAATATTCAGACGGCGTATAGTCATGGACGCTGGCAACAGCAGCAACGCAATAGAGACAAACGACCATACCTGATGTATTCAGCTATCGATGATAGCCGGGTCCGTCCAAGTCACCTGGCATTGAACCGTATTATTCGTCATATCGATGATCCGTTCTGGCTCATGTATTACCCGCCGTGGGGCTTCATGTGTCGCTGTACAGTGATTGCATTAACTGAAAAACAAGCGGAAAAATACGGTATTACCCCAGATGATCAGCTACCGGAAGTGGCTGAGGAAATGGGGTGGAGTACCAGTCCAATGACCTATGGCGATCTATCTGGTCTGGTGGACCAGAAGATTCTGGATTCTGACCTGGATAAAGCATTTTTGCTGGAGCAGAAAGAGATCATCAAAGCCGAGTGGACAGCAAGTAAAAAGCTGGCCAGTTTATTTGCCCCGATGGATGATAAAACTCGGGACTTATTTGATGTGGTGGCCAATACGGTGATTCCACTTGATCCAAGCATTCGACCTAGTGCGATTCGTACTTTCTTGGATTATGTACAGGGCAATGATTCAGCTCTTACGGCGCAGTTAAAGCAGCCACCTGTTACTCTGGCTGAGGAAGTGCTTAAACGCTGGTTGAAGGAGGATTTAGGCAGGCTACAGGCAGTAGCATCAAATAGTGCAACTACAGTGACCGGATCAGCTTCACTAGCCTACGCTGCATCATTGGAGGTAGGTAAGGTCATTACACTGGATGCGCCGTTACTGCTAGCAGGTTCTGGCTCAAACATCGTAATTCAGATTGAGAATGCTAAAGGTTTAGGTATTGATCTGGAAAAGCTAAATGCCGGGCAAGGCGTACTGTTTCCCTTAGACCTATCTTTTCAGGTAGTTTCAAGTGAAATAGTAAATGGCCAGATGATTTATACACTGAAAGCCTTAATTAACTAAACTTAGGAAATTAATTTGAGCCACTCCATTCGGGGTGGTTTTTTTATGGAGCATGAAAAATGCCAGATCCAAATGAAAAAGCTAAGCAGGAGCAAGATCAGTTTTGCTTTCAGCTTGGCCAAGTCAGTGTAGACAAGCCAGAGGAAGGGAAAAAAAAGCGCACCTTCTCGGGTATTGCCTATAGCGGTGAAGCAATTACTGACCACTGGTATTGGGACAAGGTGGTGTTTGACCTTGATTCGATCCAGATCAAAGGCCGTATCCCCGCATTGCTAGAGCATCGAACCAGTCAAAGAGCTGGAGCAATCAACTCATATTCTGTGAGTCATACAGAAGGCCTCAAAATTGAGGGCAATCTACTTTCAAATGAATTCGGAACTCAAGTCGCCCAGGACTCTGATGATGACTTTCCATGGCAAATGTCAGTACGGATTTATCCCACTACAGTGGAAGAAGTTAAAGAAGGTTCAGTCATTGTGAATGGCAGGACATTCCAGGCACCTGTTGCCATCTTTCGGGGTGGCCGTATCCGTGAAGTGTCATTTTGTGCTTTAGGTGCAGATGACAATACCAACGCCGTGGCAGCTAGTCACTCACCCAAAAACTTCAACCAACCAGAGGACACAGACGTGGACCTAGAACAAGCAAAAGCAAAACTCCAGGAGCAGGAGCAGACCATTACAGGTTTGCAGGAACAGATTAAAAAGTTTGCCGCTGATAAACGTAATGCCGAAATCGATGCTTTGGCTAAAGACCTGGGCAAAGAGTTTAGTACCGAAGAGAAGTCTAAGTTCGCTGCTATGCCAGACGATGCATTTGAGCTGATGGCCAGCACACTTAAACAGTTCTCGACAGGTAATCAAACACCACCAGCTGGCCAACAGCCACAAACACCAGCTGTAAATCCTGCACTGAACTACCTGTTTAATCATCAGGCTACTGGTGGCCAGGGTGGGCAAGGACAAGGCGGATCGGGCGGTAATCAGGAGCATCAATTCACAGCAGGTGCAAAAGCCTTCGCCGAACAAAACAAGGGGAAATAATTCATGAGCATTACTATTCCAAAGCTAACCATCACCTCCCAACGGTTGGTGCTAGACAATGAAAAGCTGCGCCGTGCCAATGGCAAGGTCACTGCCGGTACCGCCTACAATTACGGCGATCTACTGTCGCTGTCAGATGACAATGTACTGACTCATGCTGCAGATGAATCATCCTGGGATGTGATCTGTGGCCAGAACGTTACCGCAGCTGAAGCAACCATTAAAGCGGCTGACGGGGTTGAAATTCCAATGTACTACGGCGGCGTATTTAACGTTGAGGCCGTGTCTTTAAATGGGGCGTTGCTGGACAAGGCGAAATATGATGCTGTCCGCGCCAAAGCAACCAAAAACAAAATCGAACTTTCTAAGGTGTAATAAACATGCCACAGTCTTTTAATATTGACGGTACTCCGCTTGAACTTCTGGATGTGGGTGAGCTTGCTCTCATTCATAACAACTTCCGTCCGATGGATACATGGCTGCTGGACCGCCTGTTTCCAAACCGCCCGATATTCGCTCGGGATTACGTACCACTAGCTGAAGTAACAGCTGAACACGACTTGGCACCACTGGTATCGCCACAGCAACCTGGTAAACCTTTTGATACTGATCAATCCGGTGAAGTACGTCATGTGAAGCCGGCTTATTACAAACCTAAAAATCAGGTAACACCTGCAGAAACCTTTGAGCTTGCTTTGCTGGAGCGTCTGCGTACAGCTGGCATTATCTCTACCGGTAACCAGCAGCTCTCTGACCAGGAAAAAATGGTAATTGCTCAAATCGCTGTTATGAAACGCAACCATGATGCGATTGATAACTCGGTTTTGATGATGGCCATTAATCTTCTAAAAAATGGTCAATACCTGCTGCATTCAGATGATTATGAATACAACATGGTGGATTACCGTCGTGATGCGTCTCTGCTTTTCACTCCTGCAACACCTTGGAATGAAGCTGGAGCAAAGCCTGTTGATGACATTAAGCGTATGCTAGAGCGTCAACTGGCCGCTGATGGTGGTGAAGCTAAGCTTGCTATCATGTCGGGTTCGGTTTGGGCGGCTCTATGGAATAATTCAGAATTCAAGGATGAATTCATCAAGCCCTATGCTGGAATCTCTGTACCAGTTACACCAAGCTTTGGCGTAAGTGAGACTGCTACATTGAAAGGCACTTTTGATGGAATTGAATTCTGGGTTTACGATGCAACCTACCGTCATAAGGGTAAGGTGAACCGTTTCATTGAGAAAGACTATTTCAGTCTGATCTCGGATACCAATGGCTCGGTGGCTCACTGTAAGATTAAAAATATGCTGGCCAATGGTGTGGCTCAGCAGTACTTTGACCGTCAATGGTACTGTGAAGATCCAAGCGGCATTATGCTGATGACCGAATCTGCTCCACTGGTCATTCCATCGAATAAGAACGGCGTAGTTGGTGGGACCGGCTTCATTACTCTATAAGGAGGCTTAAATGCCGAAGTACACAGCAAAACAATCCATCGGGCATTTTATGCCAGGTGATGAAATCAAAGGGCTTGAAGCAAAACGTATTCAGGCCCTTTTAGCATCTGGGGCTATTGAAGAATATCAGGAGCCGGAAGAGCCTAAAGCAGATAGTGCCGCTGCACGTTTGGCTGAGCTTGAAAAGGCCAATGCAGAGCTGACAGCGGCAAATACTACTTTAACTGAAGCCAATCAGACAGCTGCTGCTGATAAAGCCAAGGCTGAGCAGGAAATTGCTGAACTTAAGGCAAAGGTGGCTGAGCTTGAAAAGGCCAAGCCAGCGTCTAAGTCTAAGGCTAGTGACAAGCCAGCTGAACAGGGTGCTGATACAGCCAAGTAAGGTGATCTATGTACGCAACAGAAGCAGACATGGTGAAGCGGTTTGCTAATGACATTGAAGAACTAAAGCTGATGCATGCAGATGCAGCAGTTTCTATCAATGAAGCACTTCAGGATGCGGCAGAAGAGATTAACGGTTATATCGGTGGCCGTTATCCTCTGCCTCTTCCCAATGTGCCCAGTAATCTGAACCGCATGGCCTGTGATATTGCCCGTTACCGGCTTTATTACCAGCAACCCACTGAAGAAGTGCGTAACCGTTATAAGGATGCGATTAAATTTCTTGAACGGGTACAGGACGAGAAAGCACATCTACAGATCCAGACCGCAACCAATGAAATTGTAGATGATCAGCCTAAGGGCCGGCCTACCACAATGCCCATTGGAACCAGTTATGTAGGAGGCGTGTTTGGTGATGAAACGCTAGACAAGATGCCTTCATTTAAATAAGGAGGAGGTATGGCTTTTGCTATAACAATTCGTCCTGACAATGAATCTGCCATAATGGCAGTACTGCAGCATATGGCCGATTTCGACAGCAGAAAGGAGGATATGTTTGTCGAGATTGGTGGCTATGGAGTTTATTCCACTCAAGACCGGTTTATCGGTCAGCATGATGTAGATGGTAATCCATGGAAACAGTCATGGCTGGCCCAGATGCAAAATGGTCAAACAGGCCGTGATACGGGTGAATTAATGAATGAATTGCACTATAACCTGCGCCCTGATGGTGTTGAGTGGGGTTCAAACAAAATGTACGCCCATGTCTTTCATTTTGGTGCCACCATTCTGCCTAAAACGGCGGAGTACTTAACCTTTGCGGTGGGTGGCCAGTTCAGGAAAGTAAAACAGGTCAATATCCCTTCTCGTACCTTTCTGGGCATCAATCAGGATGATGATGAAGAGATCCTTAATATTATCGGGAGGCATATAGGTGTCTGACTTTTTTGCAGTACGTGGAGAAATTGCCGAGAAGCTCAAGGAGATTCCGGATTTCAAGCAGATCTATACGCCGTTGAACTCTGTACTGGTGACTGAAATGTCTCAGGTAACCCCATCAGCTCACGTCAACTTCGTGCGGGTTCGTCCTAAGGATAGTGCGGGCAAGGGAAAAATGAACATGATCAGCCAGCAGTGGGCGGTCACCGTGGCCTGTAAGAATGCCCGTTCACAGTCTATAGATGGTTCAGCGGTAACAGATCAGGCGGGTAATCTTCTTGAAGATGTTATTCAGTTGCTCTCAGGCTGGAAGCCAGCCTCGGCACGTGGGGAATTGATGCTGGTTGATGTGAAAGAAGCCTTCAGTACAGGTTTTGCATATCTCACAGCAGTATTTGAATCAGAACGATTTATCTAGGAGCCAGTCATGGCAGCAAAACAATATACGGCACTACAACCTGTAGGCCGGTTTAAAAAGGGTGAGTTCGTCGGTGGACTGGATGATGCTCAAATCAAAAAATTACTGGCAGACGGCGTGATTCAGGAAGTACCTGAAGCAAAGCCAGCTGCTTCAGCCAAGAAAACCACAGGGGATGAAAAGTAATGGCTAAAAAGAACTATATTTCGCTGCAGGGTAAGTTTTACCTGGCAGAGATTGCAAACGGCATTGCCGGTGCCATGCGTCAGATTGGTAATGTGCCAGAGTTTGAGATTGAAATTGATGCTGACGTGATTGAGCATAAAGAATCAATGACAGGCAAGCGCACGACTGATTTCACCATGATCAATGCAACCTCGGTAAACTTTAGCGGTACGCTTGAGGAAGTTAATCCCGAGAACCTGGAATACATTCTGTCAGGGATGAAACATAGCATAGCAACCAAGACTGAAGTGGATGTGTCTTTAGGTACCGTTGTTGCTGGTCAGGAAATTAAACTGGGTGGCTATAACCTTAAAGCAGTCTCATTTAAGGATTCTACCAGCGGTGCAGCTAAAACAGTCAATGCAGAAGACTATACGCTGGATGCCAAATTCGGTACCGTAATTTTCCATAACGTGGCTGATTTGACCATGCCATTACTGGCAACCTATACCACAGGTGAAGTCACTCATACCACGTTGGCATCTGACTTTGAAAAAGAGTATCAGCTTTTCTTTAAGGGCGTAAATACAGCAAATAATGATCATGTTGCAGTGACATTATGGCGAACCAAGAAATCACCGGAAACTACTTTTCCTCTGATTCATGAAGAGTTAGGCCAATATGAAATCTCGGGTCAGGCATTGTCAGATGTAACTAAAGAGTCAGATCCAGCACTGGGTCTTTATGGCCACGTGGTAACAATTCCAGCAGTTTAATCAACTCAATACAGGCACAGGGGCGCATAAGCGTCTTTTTTTGTGCCTGTATTAAATAAATTACTATTACTTGTAAATATAAAAAAACTGGCATATTTAAACATTGTTCATTAATTGAGCGACAATGTTATGAGTGATTTTGAGGAAGGTGATGTAGTTTATTTAAAATCCGGTGGTCCTAAAATGACTATTACAGAAATTAGAGATGCCCGGAACTCCTGCTGTGAATGGTTTGACCAACACGATGAATTAAAGCGTGGTTCTTTTAAAAATAGTACATTAACTAAAATTAATCCTAGCATGAGTAATGGGCCAACTAGTGGAAGTTCATTAAATAG